CGGCGTGATGCTTCCTAACTTAAATAAAGGATAACGATCCAAAACTCAGGCATCTCAGGATGAGGTACCTAGATCGTCTTCGACCGGGAAAAGAAAAACCGGCCGGCAAGAATACACGTCTCACAATAACATGAATATACTCCTCCGCAGCAACAAAGCCTGCCGAGGAGCGGAATTGACGTCGCCCTTGGGTTGTCAAACCTACAGCGCGAGGGGGACTTCGGACCGACGAATAGTGAAGTACGTCTCCACGTTGCCGTAGTCCTTGGAAGAAACCACTTTTGCACCGTCGATGCGACGTACCTGAAACCTTGAGCAAAAGCGCGGAGCGCCCGAATAGGCCACGGGGCTCTTGATGCACTTTCCGACTCCATACTCTCCCATGGCGTGTTGCACCTTGAACAAGGGAGGCAGCCCATTTGGGTGTGCCGGCATGCTTTCGGCTCGGCAAAAGGTCGGGTTGGCGGCCATGGCTTCGTAGTTCGGCATGGCGTCGAGAACTCCTTGAGTGCAGAAGGTGGCGGAGACGGCGAGTCCCTCGCAATCGAGTCCACTGTAGTAGACCGTCTCTGCAGCGAGGCAATACGCAAAAGTGCTGCCCGCAAGCCACTGGGCAATGGGCGTGAACTCGAGGGGAGAACTGCCAAAAGTCCAAGGCCAGGAGGCGCTCTCACGCTCAGATTTCTTCCCACCCTCGGCGACCGTAGGAGATGCGACCAGTTGCCCGTCCATGACTCTGAAACGCCGCACATTGTTATCCCAGGTAGGCACCGAAATTGGGACCAATTGATTGGGCACGACGACGGGGGCTCCTTGCACGAGCTCAGCGGGCAGAGTGGTGTTGACGTTCGACATTGCTCAGAGATCACTTGATGTGGGGGTGACTCAGGAGGAGGAAGAATAAATCGAACTGTCTTCTTAACGTAAGATTCCTCCTGAGAATAACCTCGCTCAAGGCGATTCAGAGTGGCCTGCGCTTGGCGAAGCAATGTGGCCTTACCACGGAAATTCTGCTCTTTCCAGTACGCAATCTTCGCGCGAACGAGTGTGACCGCATCCGATGAACGAGAGAACTTGAGGGCCGCGACCAAAGGAGTGTGACGATGTATGGCGGTGAGCACACTCATCAAACAACCCTTCCCAACATCGTCGAGCAACTCCAAAAGACGAGCGTCCGCATCATAGGTGAACTTGAGCTCCAGTGCGTAGGAGGCCAAGAAAGTCGCTGGAGCTTGACCATAAGCGAGTTTGGCCTTGTACTTCAGCCAAAGCAACACTGGGTCGCGAACAATCCCACGACTCGTGAGAACCCAACCGCAAAAGTCCGCCACAGTCGGGTGGTGAGTCTTGCTGACGGTCTTAATATGCTTTGTGTAAAGCGTGAGACCAGCAGAGCTTGGCAGGACATGCTGATCGGTGGCCATGTCATCACCTCCAAACAACCAGGCGCCACGGTGCAATGCCTTTGGACCATAAAGCAGGGCCACGCAGGCAATGTTGTACAAAGTGTTGCCCAGCCAAGTCCCGCTTTCACCAGTTGCTCGGTGAGTCTGCACTGGAGTCACGCCCAATTGATCACTCACGATGTGGGTCTTCCAGTAAGCGTACGCTTCCCGAACTTCCAAGGGGCATCCAACCCAGGCGAGCAAGCAATTGTCCAGCACGACACTCTCACCTTGCTGAGTGGAATCAAACGCGGTGTAATCGTTGACGGTGCAGAGGTCGCCGGGACGCCAATGTTCTCGAACCCACTCATCGAACTGCCCGAGAGTCTTCCCGATGTGCATGTACACGTTGTCGGGCAAATGTTCCCGGACTCGACGAGCGGCAAGACGCCACCACGCACCAAACATGGCGACGATTCGCTCGTTGCCCTGCATCAAGGACTGTCCAGCCTTGGGTTCCTCAAGGTCCTTGCACTCCATCTTCCCTTTGATTTGAGCCTTGACGAAGTGATGCACAAGGTTATCAGGGAAGTCTGGATCGGCTCTTTCCTCCAGGATCAGCATTCGAGCCGCGGTGTTGCCGTCGGATCGGGCCAAGGCTTGCTCATACAAACAATCCAAGTACTCCGAGGTCTCAGGAGCCGGCAGGGACTCTGGCAAACGCAGAGCATCCTTGAAAGCGGTCCACAAGAGGAACCCGACATGCTCG